AATAGAAAAAATCGGGCAAAATACTGTTAGCCGAGACGGACAAATATTGAATACTACAAGGAGAAAATAAGAGAAAAAATGGGGTGGCCGACGGGGATCGAACCCGCGACAACAGGAATCACAATCAAGAACTAAATACATATAAAACAACGTACTAGCTTTATTTTTCGTAATTTAGACGCCTTTAAAACCGTAGTTTTCACCCCCTAAAACCACTGTATATTCGGAAAACAAAAGCCGCTCATCCTTGAGCGCAATGCACCCTACCAGCCATCAAAATCTTTCAGCAGATCAATCATCAAGCCAGCCCACATAGCTACCTGATCAAATCGATCCAGCACCCACGGCGCTACCACATCACTAAGGGGAAATACGACCTGTTTCAAACGAGCAATCACTCGAATCACCAGCAACACAAGCTTGAAACGTTCAAATTTACTTCTTCGTTTGTTAGCCATTCAAGGCTCCCATAGTTCAGTCTTGACAATTCTGTCTTGACTCAATTAGTAAGGAGCACTACATTTGCAAATTGAAGTCCACAAAGTAGCGCTCAGCTCTTTGTTGATCGAGACCCAGTGTTGGCGCACTGGGTTTTTTTATGCCTAAAAATATGACATCACCCGATCTACTTATTCAGCTTAATGAGTAGACGTTCAACCTTCAATAGGTCACGAAAATCAATTAATATTTTGCGGTGTGGATAACTTTCACTGACCCCTTCAAACCCCCAGCCCGCCTATGCTCGTCAATAAATCACCCACGGTGCGCGCTTGGCGCATTATCGCTAAATACTAACGAATCAGCCCCGCCCAACCAGTGCCTTGAGCGCTTGCTCTGCTATTTCGTCGCTAACGATGAGTTTATCCATCAATAAATTTGGTATGTCTTCGATTCGTATTACTACGTGATGATGTGAGATTTTTTGCACGTGCCGGACGGCACCAGAGGGGGTAATTTCTGTGATCCAGCGCTGAGGCGCGGCGATGATTGCAGGATAGTTATTTAACATGATGAAAGTCCCTATTTGTTGTTATCGGGCATCACAGCCCTTCTGTTGATAAAACTATCCTTTAGACATTTCTGCCACAATGGCAAATCACGACGCGATTTTGGTCTAAGCTGAATTCAGAGAAATTTACGCTACGAGCAAAATATAATGCCCAATAAAGAAGAAACTTATGGCGACAGAATGAGGGTGGCACGAGTTGAGGCGGGATATAAAAGCGCTGAGTCGTTTGTGAGCGAGGTAAATGCGCACTTAGAAGTGCAAGACGTGGCACCGATTAGCGTATCCACGTACCGCAAATGGGAGCAAATCGGTACAGCGTTGGAAGATAGAAAACTGAGAGCCTACCCGCACCCGGTTTTCTTCCCTGTTTTTAGCGGGCTTACGGGCACGACGGCGTACTGGCTTTGGTACGGTAACGCGCATGGCATCGTGAAGAAAATCTCACAAATGCCAACGCAACACAGACGAGTTTTTGATCAACAGCTCGCAAGCATCAAATGCCCGCGACAGCTGGGTTTGATTGAAGAATTTACGCGCATCGCAGGCAAGCTGGCAGACCGACAACGCCGCGCTTTATCTGCGTTTTTAAAGTTGCTCTGACGTCACCTTTTAAACTTCAACACTCACCGCAGTCAACGCCGGGGCCTTTCCTTTGATTTCACCGGCTTGAATGATGGCCTTCTCAGTTGCGGCGACACTATCGCCCTTTACGCGCAGCGCTTCACCGCTGCGCAATTGCACCGTGCTTGTACCGTCACTATGTACGGTTTGCACGGTGACGACGGTTTTAGCACCAAGGCTGGTTAGCCCTCCAAATTTTGCCCAAGGGTTACTCATTGCTTATTCCTCCCAGCCAATAGGCTGCTCAACAGTTACCGTTTGACGAACTTTAGCCAGCCCCCGCCCCGGTACGCTTATGTTCACAGCGGTCACGTAGCCACGATATGATTGCGCTGCATCATCATAGACCACCGCCACAGAATGCCCAGGCAACAATAGCCCCGGTTCTGCACTGCCTTCCGGTATTGCCAGCTCAAGCGAGTGAATAACACGATCCCCGCCCGCTGCGATTTCTTGCCGCCCACGGCTGGTGTTAGCCTCAATCGAAGTAAGCCAAGCCTCAACAACATCAGCACCCGGCGTATCGCCTGCCGTGCTTTGTCGCGTTATCGTTGCCGCAACCCCTTCGCTTTCACCCGAGACGAACACCGCATTGATTTTTTCACGGTATTCAAGCTGGCCGCCTTCTGAGAGTATCTGGCTTTGATGGATGGTTTTATCCACCGTTGATGTCGCCAACTCCCACGGCACTGGCCAGTATCGAGGCCGCACTGTCAGCACGTCAGAATCAAGCGCAGGCCGCACCACCGCTCCCGCCGTAGTCGCTAAACGTTTAATGACCTGCAACGGGGTTTGCTCTTGATAGCTAAACACAGCATTAGGCATAGACCAATCAGGCAGGTCGGACGTATTCCAGCTCAAAGTAAAGCCAGTGCCTAGCAACTCATCAGCGGCAGCCTGCACCGCCGTCGTAGTCCCGATTGACCGCGTACGCTTGGGCGCATACGGCAACCCAAGGTATTGGCTGCGACTGTAACCCGACACACTAAAGCGTTTATCTAATTGATTGCCCGAGATACTACGGCTACGCCCCCAGGTAGCAATAAAAAACACCCACGAATGGCCGTTGATCGTGATGGCGATTTCTTTATTACCCGAGGCGTCAGGCTTCACAAGCGCAATACTGGCCTCGTTTAAAATCTCACACGACAGCTTCCAGCTCACACTGTCAGCATCAAGATTCATTTTAATATCAGCCACCGCCAACGGCGTGTTATCGGGCAGCGAAACCACATTTACAGAATTCACGATGATGTGCACCTCTCGTGCGTTTGGTTCGGGGACCAGCCCGCCGGGGATGGCAGGCAAATCCACTTTGTACGGCAAATCCGGTTGATGATAGAGCGATTCACCCACACCCCAGCGTGTGTTTGCCGGTTTACTTTTGTTTGACGCTTGATGCACGCTAAATAGCCCGCCTGCGTAAATTGGGTACGCAGGCAGATCGGTGAGTTTGTATGACGCGATTTTAAAAATCGGATTAGGTATATGCTCTGGCGTATCGAGATTAAACACCCCTGAAACGCCGGTGAGCAATTCACCCTGCCGTAGATCGTATTCATTAACGCGGACCGTGTAGCGGTCAGCACCCAGTTGGCTTGTTATCGTTTCAAACGAGTGCGCGACAGGCATGTGCACCGCAAAACCACCGTCGTGATTTAAATTCACCGACGCCTCAGCAACTGCCAACGCCCCTACCGTTTGCATTGGTACCGGCCTAACAAACGGCAGCTCAGAGTTATGATTTAGCGTTGCCCCGGCGATGGGTACCGACATCACAACAGAGCAATTATGCGTTTGCAACGTATCCCAAGCGGTTGCCACCTCACTGGCATAATTCAACTCAGCAACAGCCACCGCAACCCGCACCCCGGCTTGAATTGAGCGCGGCTGGTGCACAGTCGTTGCAGCGGCTGCAATACAAGACAGTTCAGGAGCGACGACGGGCAAACCCGCGCTAACGCGCAAACGAATTGTCATACGCGCTCCTCACGTGAGTTAGACAAAATACGGCCCCTGAGAAACAGGTTTATAAAACGGCACTGCAACCATACGAGCCGTACCGGAAACAACCACCGCCCCGGCTTCGATTGGCCACGTTGGCTCAGCGCCCAATGTGCCGGTTTCACTCACGTCATAAACGTAGCCCGTATACACAGACGGATGAATACGCTCACCCACGCCACGCGCCTCACCGGTTACGTGAGGCACGCCGTAATCATCGTGCACCGTGATTAATATCTGCCCTGTGTAGCCGTTCCATTCCAGCGTATATGCACCCGTGCTCGGATCAGAAACCGTGCGCGCTAGCTGGTACGGCGTTTCGCCATCGAGGGCTAATGCAACGACGTTACGCGCAGCGGGCTGATCAGATACCTGCACTGTACCGCTGAACGAATTAGGTTCGCCGCTACCGGAGTTTTCTGCAGACGATTTGAATTCAATATTGACTTGGTTCGCGTCGTAAACGTAGTTGTCTACCCACCACACGCCGTCTGCAATGCCGTTTGATATTTTAAATGCGAGCAACTTATATGATGCTGATTGATCAATTATTGATAGCGGAAACTTTAGAGAGTCACGAACAACCACTACAGACTCTGGGGCATTCAAACCGCGCGCAAACTGAACGATAAAAAAATCGTTATCAAAGGGTAGATTGTGCTGTAACTCGACCAAACCAACATGAACACCCGGCCCATTTATTACTGCAGATTGAGAGGTAAATTCGATGGTCATTGCCAGTCACCAGCGTCGAGAGATATAAACATGACGTTGCCATAAATTGTGGGTGCCCAAAGATAATTTTTTCCATCTATAACCATCACGTCAGTCAGCGAAACAGTATCAAACTCAGCCATTACGCTAAAACCCTTACCGTACGTGAAATCTGGAGATCCGAAGAGCATAGGCACATCCGCAACCTGTTGAGCTGCGCCCGGCGACGCCGTTCCAACACCCGACCAGATCGAAACAGGTACAATCCTAACTTTTCGGATAAATTCTGGATTACTGCCGCCCAGCCCCGCACCAGCACTGGCCGCGAATGGAGATGCGATCATGTATGCCACGCCACTGAGGGCCGAACCATTTCCACCAACAACAGCCGTGCCATGCTCGCTACGATCCAGTCTCCAGCCTGTTTCAGATCGACCTTCGATACCACCACCAAACTGCACAAAATTACCGACTTGCCCTGAAGCAACACTCCCTAATCCTACCAATGAGTCCGCCGAACCAAAAAAAAGATGAGACACTGAAATGTGATTTGCTATTGAGTGCACAGCCGCATAAAGCTTGTCGGCTTGACTGGAAAAGAACGCCGCACAAAAGTTCTCATTCGCTATCACAAACCAATGATCCGCCTGATTAGCACCGTTACGATGCGCAACTAAACAGTTATTAGCAGCGGGTGAACTTGAGTCAGTCAAGTCAGTAATCAACATATCCTCGTAGCCACTTCGAACATGAACACCCGTAGTTGCATCAATCATCGCAGCGGCAGTAAAAACAATCGGACCATAGTTCGCGGAGCTATTGTGCGAAATTCCAAGCACTCCCGACTGACACGCATTTGTAAATGTACAAACTCCGTCGGTTGCCCAAGCATCAAAAACAACAGACCAGCCCGCCGCAGACTTGCCGGAATAACCATCAACCAGGCACGCTTTTAAAATCTCGTACGCCCCGTTTTTAACGTCATTCGTTGTTACCGGCGCGCCCGGATCGTCGCTTCTATAAATAGTCGGTGCTGTCATTAGTCTGCGTCTCCCATGAATTCAATCACGATCACATCGTCATCTACTTGCTGATTTGATGGCGTCACTGTGCGGATAATTTCAACCGGCGCGGCAGCGGCATCGGTATTAAATCGCACAACATTACTCGTAACCCAGCCGCCACCCCAGCCCGCCGCGCGTACTGTGAAATACGGCGTTTCTGTCATCGGGTTTATGGGTGAAAAATCAGCGTTAATGCTGCCCGCGCCGATCACACCACGCTGTTCTGAAATGCATTCGAAGGCAGACGACCCCGTAAATTTCAACTTCCAGCGATCTTCAACACACCCAAGGCTATCCACCAAAATCGGATTGTTGAGATCGTCATAACTTGCGACTGACGCATCGCCAACAATGTCATCAAGCCAATCAGGTGAGTCCACTTTTTGAAAAAACGTGTTTTTAATTCGCGCTTGCAGATCCCCGGCTTCAACGACGGCAGACACATAACTATCATCAGCAACATAGTCGTGCGTGAGCTGTAAATTAAGCTGAAGCTGCCCCGTCACCGAAGCGTTGGTAATGACAGCACGGTCCTCAATGCGGTGATGCACAAGCAGCGGCAACGTAAGCGAATTACTACCCCCATCAACCGCACTGAACGGATCAGCCAGCGTTGCGGTACCGGCGGCTAAATCGACGGTGTACTGATCGTTTGCTAGTAACGCACCTAGCGCGTCTTTAATCACGATCACAGCGCAATCCGTACGTCCGCAATCAATCACCTGCCCGGCCACCGGGCTGGCGACGCTGACTGCATCTGTGTGGTGAATAACAACGAGATACCCGTCTTGCATCACTGGTACTTCACCATTGGTCGGCAGTCGCACCGGGTTTAACCCAAGGCGCTCCGGGTCTTGCGGTAGCGTTGTATAGGCCACAGCGTTGTACGTGAGTGTTGATAAAATCACGGGCTGAGTGAATACGACTTCAACGACACCGGCGGTGCTATTAACACTGCCGCTGGCGCTCCCGCCCGATGTTGTCGCAGGCACGAACGGCAGCACGTAACCATTACTAACACCCGGTTGCGGCAGCTCCGTCAAAGTGTCGTTATCGTCGAATGATCCGGTGATCACGCCGTCATTGTCTGATACCGCCCGCATGAGCGCGCCGTCTGTTGAACGTCGTGCCAGAAACTGCAAACCCGAACTACGCAACGGAGCGGCGGCGGTACGGAATACAACTGAAGTCACAGCAACTGCCGCGCCTAAACCCAGCGCGGCGGCATCAAGCGAGCCGCTGAGCGAGTCAATCACGCTGCGCACCGCGTCGTAGTTAATCTCGGCCATGCCGTTGACGCTATCAATTGAACCTGCCGTCAGTCCCGCACCGGTCGTCGTATTAAATGCGCGATATAACACGCCGTCGCCACGATCAATTAATTCGTCATTGTCGAGCGTGAGCACAACACTACCCGGCACTAATGTGTCTTCAGCGATTGTCATTTTTAGCGTTAGATCAGATACCGGGATCGTCTGCGTGATAGGAATTCCCGCCGTCGTCGAGCGGTAACTGATTGCAGCCGTCTGAGCCTCAACCCGCATCGTTTTATCAGTAAACGCTTGCTGCCAACCACCCAGCACACCACCTTGCTCTGTGTATTCAGGAACACGACGATTAAACGCCGTGCCGTCAACAGTGATAATGCCCGTGGCGTAATCTATTGAACCGACAACAATATTACCGCGATAGCGCGACTTCAACTCCCCTTGAGCATTCGACACTAACACCTGCGTGTCGCTAACCCGCGAGTCGTAAACCGTGCCACCAGATAACGTGCCCGCGGTGTACGTCAGGTCTAAATCAAAACGGATTGAGCCGGGCACAAGGTTCGTTTGCCCAACATCAATTGTAAAACTCGCACCGCTACTTTGCGCGATAGCTATATTTGCAGTCAGCACCGCCGCGTTGTGTTTGTCGTACGTGATAACAACGTTAGACGTCGGTAAATTAGCAGGGGTAAATGCAACACTATTGCCCGTGATTGATCCCGCGCTGCTTGATAAAACACCGCTCGCGTTGGCGGTTTCTGAGTAGTCAGTTGCATCCCGCGACCAATCAATTTGCAATGTAGATTCCAGCGGTACGTCATCAAGATCAATTTCAAACCACGCGCTACGTGCGCCGGTTGTTGCAACTTCGTAGGGGGTTTGCGCCCAGGTGTAAATGATTTGAGAATTTAAATCAGGCTCACCGGGCAACGTGATTGAGCCGCTTGCGGTATTGTAATTAATTGCGCCACTTGAGCTTGGGCCAGACAGCACACCAGTGCCGTCGTCGGTTAGCGAATACCATTTGCCCAGATACATAAAATCAACGCGCAGCGTGCCCGGTGACGGCGGCGGTGCGAGTTGGAACGTGTACGTGACTTGGCGGTTACCCGCAGTGATTAACACAGAATCCGTGTACGGCGTTAGTTCAACAGTCACGCCGGGAATGTAGGTCACTGAACACGAACGCGAACCCGACACGCTAAACGCTAACGTGCCCGCCGTAGCATTAATTGAAACGTCACTCAGATATTCAGAACCAGACAACAACCGCAAGCCGCCGTCTGCTTCGTCGTGTACGCCGCCGCCAACGGTTACTTGTAATGTTCCTGGCACCCACGCAGTTGGCAGGGTAATAAATTGCGCACCGCTTAACGTGCCCAGCGAACGGGTTTTAATGGATGCAGACGTAGGCTGTACCATTTTTTGCACAATGCCGGGCTGCTGGTCAACGTAGGCCGTCTCGCTAGTAGACGCAGGAATCAACGGCTGAAAAATACTGTCAACAAACACACTGGCGTCGCCAACGCTTGCGGCTGCCGCTAGCGGACGAATGCCGTAATACTTAGCCGAGTTATTACTTTGAGTTTTGAATATCTCAGTCGCGTGATTCGCCACCGGCGACGGATCAGAGCCGCCAAAATCATCATCTAACTGCTGAGAAATACGGATCGTCATTTCCTGCGCACGATACGTTTGGTATTTGCCTTGCTCATCAATGTAAGTGTACGACGCCGCGCGCACGTCAACGCTCAACACCTTAACCGGCTGCTCTTTTGCTCCGTCAATCAAAAACAAAACCTCACCCACTTCAGGTGCGTCATTGCGATTATCCGCGTACACAACAATACTGGTCTGGCCCTGTCGCTGGGTGCCCACAGGGCGTAACGCTGAACGGGTAGACAGCACGACGTACTGTTCGATTTTGTCTTGTATTGCTGCCCGCTCAGCGTAGTGGTCGCCAGTGCTGAATAGCATTGTGCTGATGTTAGGCGCGACGGCATCCTTAGTTAAAATAAACCCGCTGCCCAAAAACATATCTGCATTTGCCGCGCGAATAGCACCAAATAAACGACGAATCGACACACCACCGCGCACCTGTAAATTCTGCGAAATATCCGACCAAAGGTTATTAATATCGCCAGATACGATGGCATCGCCCGTCATCATGCCGCCGCCGTCAGATTCGTCGGTGTTGCGCTCAGCGAGCATAAGCTGTACATCGTTTGCATTAATTGCCATGTTTATGGCTCCACTGTAATGAGGTTTAACGTGAGTTCGTAATAGGTTGTTGCCGTGGGGTTTAGCTCTGGCGAGAGCAACGGTGCTTGCACGCCGCCCTT